GCAAGCCAATCACAGGCTGCCTTTAGATCTGCAGTGGATGCCTCACCAGATTTGATGCGACTGATAAGTTCTGCAGTGACAAGGTTATGGAGTTCGTTAAAGGTATCTTCTGTAGCCTTTACTTGTTTAGCCATTTCGTAAAACAATCTGGTCGAGCTTATTCTCGATGCGGATCATGTGATCCTCCATCTTCTGAAGAGCTGTTGAAAGCTCTTGTTTTTGAACGTAGTTCTCAGCAACCCTGAGCTCTACTTTGTCGATCCGTGAATCAACTTCTACGATCTTGTTGTTGAGTCGTGTGGTAAGGGCTACCATGGCTGTCATTACAGCGATAGCAGCAGATACGGCGGCTTCAATCATGTTCCCGCAAAATACGTATTAGTTTGTCCGCATAAGCGGGATCAGTGGCGTATTTCTCGACGACAAGAAGGCGAGCACATTCCTCAGCAGAGGCTGCACGGTTGACACCTTTGTAGTTCTTGTAGTCTCTGTACCACTTGTTGACGAGATCTTGGACACATTCAAAGAGTGATGGATAGTCTTTGAACCAAGCATCTGTTTTTATCTCCATACCACCGACAAATTCAGTGGTACGTTTGAGCGTACCTTGGCCTTCAGTTCCTTTGATACCGAAGTAGTTGTGTTTGCCAGAGGTGTGCTTCCCGTAGCCGCTCTCTAAGGCCCATTGAGCAGCCACAACGGAGGGATGTTTGCAGCCCGCAGCAGATGCAGCAGCTTTGACGCCTTCCCAGGTGTTGTCGTAGGTGGTTACTGGTCGGGATTGCTGCATTGGACGGAAGGTCATGTACCAACCAGTACCTTTACCTTCAACTTCCCAACGCTTTAGCCAGTTACGCCAGGTGTATTTGACACTCTTACCACCAGAGCCAACCTTGACGTAGCCACCGTTGACATTATCCATTTCACCGTATGGATCGTGGAAGATGCCGTGTTCTCCGTCATCACCAATCAACAGCATCCAATGGCCACCACCAACAGGATTGGAGACGTGACCTTTGTGAAGGATGCCAACAGCTACTGGATAGCCTGCTTTTAGTTCGTTGAGGAGTGTCTGTCTGGTTCCTTTCTGGTAGAAGGAAGCGAAAACACCATACTGCTGACAGGCTTTAATTTGACTAGTGGAGAGTGTAGTATCACCGTATTTAAGGACTGTTCTCAAGTAATCATCATCTGCATTACTACCTTTGAGCGCATCAGGACGGAGATACTTGATGGCCATCGCACATGTCGATGAGAAACACATCCGATCTCCGTGACCTGTCGCACTGTCCGTCTGTGGGTAGTACTGCTTAACTTGCAGCAGTACCATCTAACTACTTCCCCTTCAATGCACGACGGAAGCGGCGGATCTGGTCGTCTTCAGTACGAGTCTTGCCGAAGTAAGCAGCCGCCATTGAGATGACTTGAGTAACGCTGTTAGCACGACGCTTCTTGGTCATGCCAAGGTACTCAGAAGCAATAAACAAAGCAAAGAAGGCCAAGGTCTCATACGAAACCTTGATGCCAAGAATAGTGATCATGGTGTATTACCAAGGAAGACCAGCAGCTTTACTGGGTTGGCGTTGTTCATCAAGTTGTGCTTGCAGAGCAGCTTCGATTTCGGTGACTTTCTCTTCACCGAACTTTTCTTTGACCCAAGCGACAACAACTTCTTCGGTCAGTTCAGAGAAGGGGATCAGGTCGCCTTCAGGACGCTCAAGACCAAGGGAACCGTAGGCACCAGCAGAGTAGGTATCGTCTTGTGCATTTACAGTGTAGTGAACAGTGAAAACGTAACCGTCTTGGGTTTCACGTTCCAGTTGAGAAATGTTCCAGTTAAAAGTGGTAGACATGATAAAAAGGTGTATTTGTAGTGTAAAAAAAAGAGCCCACCGCGTTGGTAGGCTCAGGGAAGGGACTAGGGAAGGTGACTAATCAGCTAGGCCAAGCTTCATCAGCTTTGGACCGCAGCTTCTCAACAAAGGCTTCAAGCTCTTCCCGAGTGCTGAACTCTTCGAGATACTCACCGTCTTCGTCGTTGCAGAGGAAGACTTTGCCGTCTTCAACCCAAGGCGTGTGGTGGGTGAAACCTTTGAGTTTGTAGGGTCGATCAGTCATGGTGGTATCGGGTAGGTGAGTAGTGAGTAGGACTACACGCCTTCAAGGGCTGCAACTTTGGCTTCAAGGGTTTCGATGCGACCAATGGCTTCCTGCAACGCAGCAGTCAGTAGGGGAACAAGCTTGGACTGGTCGATGCCTTGGTAAACGGGATTGCCGTCAGCATCCACTGCATCCTTCGTGCCAGTGACGCACTCAGGGACAACGGCCTGGGCTTCGTGGGCAATGAAGCCATCAACGGTCTTATCGGGGTCCGCGATGAAGTTGAAGCGGTGAACCTGAAGTTGATTGAGGCGATCAACAGCGCCGATCAATGGGACAACGTTTTCCTTGAGGCGGTAATCAGATGAGGTGTTAAAGGCCGTTGCAGTTGTAGTTACTGAAATCGAACCAACACTTACACCGCTTCGGCGGCAAGAAACAATAGCGCCGTCGTTGTTTCTGTTAACGGTAATCGGCTCGTTGCCTGCTGAACTGAAAACACTGTAATCGTTTGGATACAGCGTGATTCCAGTAGACGTAGTTGACGGTCCAAGCGCAGTAGACGTGCCAACTAACAACCTGCCGGAGCTGTCGATGCGGGCGCGTTCTCCTGCTGATGTAGTGAAAGAAAATGCTCCAGAGCCAGAACCAATATTGAAATCGTATCTTGTTCCGCTGTCAAAGTTATTTGCAATATCTAGATTATAACCATTCAGCCCATTTAGCCTAAACAAGCTGGCGCCTGTGCTTTCAAAGACGTTTAATCTAGTTGCAGGACTCGTAGTGCCAATCCCTACTTTCCCGTAGCGGTCTATCGTGACTCTGCTTTGCGCGCCTGTCCCATCAGGATCAGTGGCGAAAATAATACTAGATCCATTTTCTTCGGATGCAAAAGTGTAATGACCTGTACTGGAGGATCGGCTAATTTCAAGAAAATTAGAAGCCGTGGCAGTACTTAGCCGCAGCTTGGGTTGATTACCTGTATCTGTAATGTCAAGAAGAACCTGTGGGCTAGAAGTCCCCAGACCTAAGCGGCCACTGGAGTCCAGGCGCATGCGCTCGGTGCCGCCAAGTGTGAACAGCAATGGGGTCGCTGAACTGTCCCAGCTAGAAAAAATCGTGGATTCTGTGCCGGATACCGCTAGGCCGACGTATCCTTGGCCGCTCTTAAGTGTGAGTTGCTTGCCCGAAAATCCAAGAGCACCCGTTCCTGCCAACAGGTTTCCGTTAGCGTCAATTACTAACCGCCCAGTGCCATTAGTCGAGATGGCTACGTTATTTGCGGATGGTAGATAAACCCCATTGGTGGGAACGCTGCTGCCACTCGGGATCAGTGCTGCAGCCGTTGCAGTGCCGGTGGTGGTGACGTTCTGGCTGCCAAAGTCCGGGCTGATCTTGGTGCCAGCGATGGCGGCACTGGCGTTCACCTTTGCATTGGTGACGCTTCCATCAGTTGGAGTACGTGTATCAGTCAGACGTGCATCACTGTCAACCACAGCAGTGCCACTAATCTTTGAAGGAGCAATGGCTGCAGTTGCACTAATGTCAGCATTGACGATGGTTCCGTCAGCAATGTTGGTTGACGTAACAGTGCCAGTACCTGTCTTCAGGTAACGACTCTCAGGGTCATTGGGGAAGTATTGAACCCAGTTCCAAGTACTACCACTTGTGCTGTAGGTAATACGAACGCTAAGACCACTGTTACCGATAAACCCAGCAGGTTTACCAGCAAGCGGTGTGAAGCTTTCAATACCAGTTGAGTTAGTTACTTCAACAGCAGCGTTGTTTGCTGGAGAGCCGGGGATGTTTGCGACTGCAGCTACAATCGTAAAGATCTGAGCATTAGCAACGGCTGCTGCTGCGTTATTAGCAGTAGTAACCGCAGAATTGGCCGTATTAACGGCTGTCGTTGCATTGCTCGATGCAGTGTTGGCTGTTGTTACAGCGTTGCTGGCATTGGTAGATGCGGTGTTTGCCGTAGACACAGCAGAGCTTGCAGTACTCGCAGCGCTATTAGCCGTGTTTACTGCAGTTGTAGCGTTGGTAGACGCAGTGTTAGCCGTGCTTAATGCCGTATTAGCAGTGCTAAGAGCGGTGGAAGCATTGGTTGATGCTGTGTTAGCTGTTGCTGTAGCAGCGTTGGCTGTGTTGACTGCAGTCGTTGCATTAGAGCTGGCAGTGTTTGCCGTAGACACAGCAGCACTAGCGTTGGTGCTAGCGGTGTTAGCCGTGGCTACAGCAGCACTGGCATTGCTAGAGGCGGTGTTAGCTGTTGCAGTTGCAGCGTTTGCCGTGGTGACAGCGCTGTTAGCTGTTGTTGTTGCAGCATTAGCCGTAGCAATAGCAGACGAAGCATCCCGGTTCGATTCCTGCGTCACATATAGG